TTTCGATATGCCAACAACATCAAATCAAACGCAAGCATGTTGGTTGGATTTTGGAGTCAAATTCACCGACGAGTCTGGAGATAGATATCGAAATTATGTAGAAAAAACAATTATTACGCCGGCGTTCACAAACTTCTCAGATATGACTGAGGAGAATAGAGATGATATGCCAGATGTGGATGTATCTGAATACGAAAATCAAGTCTCCATAAAGTCAAAAATATAAAACAAACATTTTTGGGGTAATTTCTCCTATTATTAATCAAGAAGTTTCCATACGCTATAATCATACTTCTAAATGCTCATGTCAGAAAAGGCGTGAGCATTTCTTTTATGACCCTTCGTGTGCAAATAATTCTATTTATAAGTATAAAATCACTATAAAACGCCAATGGAAAACAAAAACAATTTCAAATTCATCCAGGGCAGCGTAACGGTAGGCGATGATATAGCAACCATCAAGTTTTTCGATTCGGTCGATGCTTGGAGCACAAGTTCATTTGAGTATGAATTCAATTACCTAACTGAGTACATCAAGCCATCAAAGATAAGAGTTTTAATTAACTCAGATGGTGGGTCTGTTTACCATGGTATGAGCACATTCTCAAGCATCCTTGACTCTAAGATACCAACCGAAACAATAAATGTTGGCCTAGCTGCATCAATGGGATCCGTTTTGTTAGCAGCTGGAGATGTGGCTAAAATGAAGGACTATGCGTTGATAATGCTACACAACCCATGGAGCCGTGGAGCTGGTAGCGATGACCCTATGATTTTGGCTTTCACAGAGCAGATAAAAACCGTTTACAAAGAGCGGTGGGGCTTTGATGAAGATAAAATAAAGGAAATCATGGATGGTCCGGAGGGTGAAGATGGGACGTGGATAAATGCCAAAAGAGCTGTTGAATTGGGTATTATCGACGAGAGTAACGTCATCAAAACAGAGCCACAGGAAAAACAAAAGGTTGAGGCGGCTATCAATAGCGTTGAGTCAAAATCAAAACTGGCCACTGTGTTTGCCAGCCTGGAAGATGGTACTTATAAACCATCAGTGGATGAAAGTTCTAATATTAATTGTGAAGGGGCAACTCCCCAAGATGAAAAAATTATAACCAATACAAATTTAAATCCTATGGATAAAAATTTTGACGCCGTTGTTGCTTCTTTAGCAATGAAAGAGGGAACGACTGCCGCCGAGGTTATTGCCAAAATAAACAGCTTTAGTGCTGTTGAGGCAAAAGTAACCGAAATGACTGGTCAAATTAAAGACCTTGAGGAGGCCAAAGCCGCTCTGGATATTGAAAAAACCGGATTACAGACAAGCCTTGATAACGTGCAGGCCAGCTTGGTAGCCAAAGATGCTGAACTAGCTAAAGCAAATGAAGAAATTGCTGGTTATAAAGAAGCTGAAGAGGCAAAAGCTAAGGCTGAACAAGAAGCCATGGTTAATGCAGCAGTTGAGGCTGGAAAGATCACAGCTGAAGCCAAGGATCAGTGGTTAAAGATGGCAGAAACACACGCTGACGTTGTTAAGTCAACTCTTGAATCAATGCAGGGCACAGTGGTTATCTCAAAAGAGATTGAAGATGCTGCCGCATCAGCTCCCGGCGCTAAAAATCAAGAAACCCAAGAAGAAACTGAGGCTAAGGCTAAAGTTGAGATAGTGGTAGGTAAAGATTTCGAATTCAAACAAGCTTAATTTTTAAGATATGGCAATTACTATTGGCACTTCAACCTATTCAGGTGAAGTTCTTAACGATCTTATCGCCCACGCAGTAGCTGGCAATGATACAGTAGATCAGGGGTTGGTTAAAATCAAAGCTGGCATCCAGCATAAATATGTTTTACCAACCATTAAATTGGATAACATCATTCAGGATAACGCCGCAACCCCATCAACTTCTAAGGGGACATACACATTAGGTGAGCGTTATTTAGAGCCTGAAGATTTCATGGTTTACCTAGAATTCAATCCAAGAGACTTCGAAACATTCTGGAGACCATTCCAGCCAGAGGGTAACTTGGTGTTCCGCGACCTGGACCCATCGGTACAAGCAAAAATGTTGCGCCTGTTAATCGCTAAGAAAAATGAATACTTAGGAACAGCGTTGTGGTATTCCACTAAAGGTGGTGGCGTATCAAGTACAACTGCTCCAGCTGGAGCCGATGCTCTTGGAGCCGGTGAAAACAAATATTGGGATGGTTTTGGTAAGCGACTGTTGAACAGTGCTCAAAATGACACAGCAGGACAAAAGGTTATTTCAGCCGGCGCTACCGTATTAGATACTGGTGCCAAAATTGAAGCTGCCTTAATCGCTATTTACAAGCAGTACCCAAAACACTTGCGTAGAAGCAAGAAATTGAAGTTCATCATGGATTTTGAAATGTGGGATCTTTACGATACATATTTATCTTCTAAGGACTACAAGAACACTGAGAACAAGGATGTGAATGACCTGAAATTCAAAGGTATTAGCATCTTGCCTATCAACGGCATGCTGGAACAAACAATTGTTCTTGCAGAGTTTGGCACTGATGATATGTCAAACTTTTGGGTTGGGGTTGATTATGCCAACGACACTGACATTGTAAAGGTTGAACCATTGCAGGCTAACTCTGAAATGTACTTCTTCCAGATGAGAATGAAGGTTGATTCAAACATTGTTAAGCCAGGTGAGATCGTTATGCACTCAGCATACACTCACGCGTAACATATAGAAGTTATTACTTATTATTGAGGGATGGGGTTTCCCATCCCTTTTTTTTTAATTAAAGCATTATAGCATATGGCAAAGAAAAAAGTAAGCGACGTTGAAAAAAACGACCAAAAAAAACCAGAAGTATCTGTTGAGGTTAAGCCGCTAAAAGAAAACGAGGCTATCAAGTCTATCGATAAGGTGGAGCCGGTTGAAGAGGTAATTAAACCGATTGAAGAGGCCATTAAACCGGTTGAAGAAGTCGTTAAACCTGTTGGAGAGGTCATTAAACCGGTTGAAGATGACGAAACCCCACTTTACCCAGAAAACGGCAATCAAGATATATTGAAGATTTTAAAGGTTTACAGTGATCAGGAGAAGCTTTACGTTGGCAAATATGGCCAAATGTACTCCCCAGAACACTACACGCCGCAGCTAAATAAAGATGCAAAGTTATACAAAAATCCATTTTATAAAAAATAAACATGGCATTAAGCAATATTTCATTTGAAAGAGCTCAAGGAAACCTGTCTACGCCATTAGCCGGAGAAGATCACATCTCAGCGCTGATATTTGATGTAACAGCTTTCCCTGGATCATCTGCCGACGGAGACATTTTTGAAGTGTTCTCTGTAGAAGATGCAGAATCAATTGGGGTTACAGAGTTTGATGGCTCAGTAGGGGCTACAAATTATCAATCTGGTATTCCACATTTGCATATCTCTGAGTTCTTCAGAGTTAATCCCGGAAGCTCTTTATTTATTTCCTTCGCAGATTGTTCATCGGATTGGAATATAATTGGCGAAGTTCAGAGTTTGGCGCAAGGCAAGGTTAGGCAATTTGGAGTCTGGACGCGTCAGAAATTATGGGCACCCGGTGCCACTGTTTTAGATCCGTACACATTGAGGCTGTTGAGCGACATGAATGCTCAAGCATCAGCCTTGGCAGCTATAAATCAACCAGCCTCAATTTTGTTGAGCGCGAATTTAACCAGCATTGACGCTGCCGGTGACACCACCAACATTTCACTAATTACAGACATCAGTGGGGCCAATTATCCCCGCGTAACACCATTGATTGGCCAAGGTCATTCGGCTAAGGTTAGAGACATTCAGGAGGAAGACGCTACACACGCTACAGTTGGATGTGTTGGGGCAGCTTTAGGGCTTGTTTCAAGAGCTCCGGTAGGTGAGTCTATCGCATGGGTAAGTCAGTACGATATTTCTGGTGGAGAGATGGACACAGTATCTCTTGGATTCGGTGACATTGGAGTGACAGGTGATGAGCTAAACAATGTTTATCCACTTGATAGCTTGACAAATACCCAATTAAATGCTCTTGAATCAAAGGGATATGTGTTCCCAATGAAATACAAGGGCACCAGCAATCCAGGCACATTCATGTCTTCAGACAGAACAGCTGCTTCCGGAACTGACTATGACACTATCAGCAAAAACAGGACAATTGATAAATCAAGACGTGTTCTGAGATCTGTACTGCTCCCATTTTTAAATTCATCTGTAAAGATTTCCCCATCAACAGGCCAAATCAGTGCGGCTCAGGTTAAACTATACAAGGTTGCCTGTGAGAATCAATTACAAGCGATGCAGGATGCAGGAGAAATAAGCGGCTTCCAGGTTAGAATTGATCCAACTCAAAAGATACTTATCTCACGAGTTCTGAATATCACATATTCATTGGTCCCCAACGGAACAGCCAAAGATATTAAAGTAAAAGAAGGCTTTACACTTTCAACATCATCTTAATAAAGGAATAGTATGGCATTAATAAATGGCCGCTCCTACGATTGGAGCATGTTAGAATTCAATTTTTCAAACATCGCTGGAGAACCTATTATGGGAATCAAGGGTATCAAGTACTCACGCGACAGGAAGATTGAAAACAATTATGGTGTTGGCTCTAAACCAATCGGCCGTGGTTTTGGAAACATAACCTACTCAGCCTCCATAACAATGGATATGAACGCAGTTCAACAACTCAAGGCTTTATCTCCATCAGGAGAGCTTGAGGATTTGGGGGAGTTTGATTTGGTTGTTTCTTACAATCACCCTGAGTCAGGTGCTACTGTAATTGATACAATTAAGTCCTGCATCTTTTCAGAGAACGGGGCAGATGTTTCCCAGGATGACACAAGCGTTGAAAAAGAATTCAACCTAAATCCAGGCGACATGGAGTTCAATGATAAATCGGTTGTATAGCAACTATAATATGAAAGGCAGTTCATTTGAGCTGCCTTTTTTTGTATATTTTAAACCTTGATTGATCACCAAGCCTATTATTACATAGTAAAGCGATTAATTAACAACAAACAAAAATGATTATGGCAGAAGAAACTATTGAAGATCAAAATGAAGAGATTGTAATCTCTAAAGAGCTTGAGAAGGAAATCAGTGATAAGTGCGACGCTTTATGTGCAGAGCATAAGATTAAAAAGGTGTTCCCAATTGTCATTGAGGGCGATGACCTTGATGAAAAAGAGCTGTACATTACATACTTCCGGGAGCCAGAATTGAAGGCTTTCTCCAAATTTCAGTCGTTGGGTAAATCAAACGAGGTTCAAGCCTCCAGACAATTAGCTAGAGATTGTTATCTCGATGGTGACAAAGAGCCAATTGATGATGACTCAATGTTCTTGTATTCATTGCGAGTTGAGCTGATGGGGATAATCCGGGTTAGAAAATCAAAAATTGTAAATTTGTCAAAAGCCATGAAGTAAAGCCCTGGCAAGATATAAGGAAATTAGAAGCGATAATAAGGCACATCTTCCCTGGTGTAAATATTGACACATTGGAAGATGAAGAGTTCGCAAAATTAGCCGGTGAAGCTGTATGGCTAAAGGATGAATTAAACCCCTTCAAGGGTATGGTAGATATGCCCACTAAACAACAGCCATAGCTCACGCGCTAACACAAAGCTCCACGGTCCCGTGGGGCTTTTTCTGTATAATACAGCATGAAACAAAGGCGTTTGCTTTTGTCTATTATTAAGTGTATATACAAACAAAAAACATTTAAATGAGTAACTATGGACTATGGTGTTAAGTATGACATATTAGTCAATGGTGGTGCAG